ATCACCTTTGATAACATATTGATTTTGATAGTTTATCCCTAATGGGTCTTTTGATTCAGCAAGACCATTCCCATAAATTCCAATCGTTCTATTTTGTGCTGCGATAAATCCACTTGTGCCAACTGCAGTATTTCTTCCAGAGTATAATATCAATTCAGCATTGGACATACGAAGTAATTCTCTTCTGGAGAAAGATTGTAAGGCAAATGGTACATTTCCAGCACCTGTTCCTTGACTAGCATTTGGAAACGCTGACAAAAAAGTTACTTTGTATGCATAACCTCTTCTTTCATCTACCAGAATGTTTTGAAAATAACATACATTGCCACCTCCATCTGTAGCAACAGCGTCAGCAGTCGCAAATGATACAGCACCGCTTAGATATACACTACGGCCAGTTCGCTTCATTTCTTCACCGCCTTATGCGCTGCTTTGACTGCTGCTTTGAATCCGCCTTTTCTCCAAGTACCATTCTTGTTTTTGTATGTAGGTGCTATGCGACGAAACGCTGCCGAGTATTTACGACCATATGCAGATTTGCGTCTTTTCTTTGGTTCTGATCTAACTTCTTCTGAAAGAGTAGATCCTTCTGATTCTCGCTCACTAGAAATGAGTCGGCGGAACGCCATATACTCATCAACAGTTAGCATCATGTCCCTTGACAACTAACTCACCATCACTGTTGAGATAGTGCCAATGCCATTGCTGCGGACTGAGTAAGGGTCATTACTTCACATTCTAAGACTATGTTGAAGGTCATGTTTGAGGTTGCTGCCCAATTATCACCACAAAGACCGCCTAGATAGACCTCTTCAACTGCTACTAAGAATCCGTCGCTGTAGTGTTGAGGTAGGTGGGAGTCGTTGTAGACATTGCTAGGAACTGCCGAAACACCGTCTTGATTGTGGCACCATAGCATACCTTTTGCAATGGTTGTCCTGTCATCTAGACTAACAAGTCCAGTATTAGATTGAGTTGTTAATTGCCAAACTGCTTCTCCAGATAGACCAGCATCCATTTTAGGGGCACCGTTAGGAATAGCACCGGTAGGGCCTTGGCACCATTCCCCTTCGATTGCTCTAATCTTTAGGATGGACTTTCCTAGTGCGTTAACATAAGAAGATAGATCTACTGCTGTTTGCACAAAGGTGCCGCTGTCGTCTGGGGTTACTGTTGCTCTGATAAAAAAGGACTCTTGTTTAGCCATACCCTATCATAATAGGAAGAGGTTTATTATAATTCTTGTAGCCATCGTCGCTATACGCCTAGGCTTAACGCTAGGAATTTCTACTGGAAAACGCAACACCTAGCGGCAAAAATAGATTTATTCTACATTCATTACCAATGAAACTATAAGTAAACGCCATCTACGACATTCATGGATGCAAAAGATTGGGCGAAAATGGCTGATATGATAGCACAAATTAGAAGAAGATTATTCAAAATACAATCAGATCATGAAAATGTTGACACGGAAGTGTTTTTGAAGACTATTTTAACTAGAGAATATTTAGCCTTGGCATTAGAAAACATCGACACACTAGCAAAATATGATGATAATGGGTGGATCCAATGAAATCTTTCAGAGAAAATCATATTTGTGTTATTTGTGAAAAGAATTCAACCGCTTCGCCTTGGGTAATTTGTAAACCATGCGCTGAATTTGTCATAAACAATTGGGATAAGGTAGGTTATGTCGTATGAGTCGCCCAAGGTCCACGGATCCAAGCGTCGCATTGTCGATTGCTGTGCCTCAGTCTTTGAAGACACGGCTTGACCAAGAGTTAAGTTACACTTCTTCTCGTTCAAAATATGTATGTGACGCAATATTGAATAAAATTAATAGAAAATTACCAGACATTGACGAATATACTCTTAGCAACCTAGTTTTTGCAGCAAAACATCACAAAGATTGTCCAAAGTGGTTATTTAGAGAATTAAATTACTACCTTGAGTCTATAGTAAAGAAGCAATCTGAGGAAATTGAAGAAGGACGATAAGATAGAGTAATCTTTCACACCAGACGATTCTTTCATTCTGTTGTTTGTCGATCGGTGCTATTGCTTCAAGTCCTTGAGGCATTTCTTTATCTCCCTCAGTTCTTTGAGAATCTTAGTTAGAATCAGGACTGCTGCCATTAGTCAGCCAACCCCGCAGCATCGCCAGCCCGCTCGGACAGAATTAATAGGATCTCTTCGTCAGATGTTACTTCATATTCTTCTAACTCTATGTAGTAAGTTGCGGAACTATCCGATTGTCCAAGTATTTCTAGATCAACACACAAACTTAATGATTGGGTTGCCATTGCATCACCTTTGATAACATATTGATTTTGATAGTTTATCCCTAATGGGTCTTTTGATTCAGCAAGACCATTCCCATAAATTCCAATCGTTCTATTTTGTGCTGCGATAAATCCA